ACTAACAAGAGGAGTTAGAAAATGCCACGAATAGCTGGAGTTTATGTCATTGTCAACGAAATAACAACAGATTTTTATATTGGAAGTTCTGTTGGAATCGAAAATCGTTTAGACGATCACTTCAAAAAACTTAGAAATGGTAAACATGCAAATAGTTTTCTTCAAAGTTCTTTTAATAAGTATGGAGAAGAAGTCTTTACCACAAAAATAGTAGAAGAAGTATCTAATATAAACGAAATAAGAATAAGAGAGCAATTTTGGATAGAGGAACTTAAACCAACGTATAACGCTCTAATCGTTGTTGATGGCAAAATAACAGTTTCTGAGGAAACAAGAAAGAGAATGTCTGAAAGCGCAAAAATTGCTGCAAATAATAGATCTCCAGAAGTTGTTGAAGCACAAACACAGAGATTTATAAAAGCAGGAAGAGAAGCGTTTATAAGGTATAATAAATCTTTCAAAGGTTTGCCAGTCTCTGATGCAAGAAGATCTCAATTAGAAGAAGCAAGACAAGCATACAGAGAAAAAGGTGTTTCCGAAGAAACAAAACAAAAACTCTCAAAAGCTTCAAAAGGTAGAATACTTTCTGAGGGGCATAAAAACAAAATTTCAGAAGCAAGAAAAGGAAAGCCTTCTCCGAATAAAGGAAAAAAGTTTTCTGACCAAGCAAAAGAAAATATGTCAAAAGCTCAAAAAGAAAGAAATTACATACCTTCTAAAGAAGTACGAGAAAAAATGTCAAAAAAGACGTTTTCTCAAGAAGCTAGGAACGCGATATCGGAGTCAAGCAAGAAAAGATGGCAGAGATATAGAGAAAGTAAGACTAACAATTAACTAATCTCTTAAACTAAACCCGGTTTCCTATTATACCGCTTAATAGGAAACCGGGTTTTTTATTGTCCTTCAATTTCGTAAGTCACTACAGAGTCAAATTTAGTATCACCCAGGTGACAATCGGGGACCTTATAAGTAAAAGACATATATAACTACATCTTAAGATATGTCCTTAGAGTCAGTCACCTGGGTGATAAGAAAATAAAAGAGGAAAAATCAATGTCAAATCCTCAAGTAGCACAAGGCGGAAAGCCACTTCAGTTTTTAGATAGTGTGCCTTCGATATCTCATACAGTAGGTGGAGATATTGATAAGCATACAGCATCTAAATCTGTAACGACACCATACGCAAGTAGTAATACTGGAGGAGTAGGAAGTGTGAGCCATCCTACAACTTCTACAACTATTGCTGCACAACCTAATATGAATGCTGGATCTTCTGGTATGACTTTTGAAAAACTTGCTCCTAAAGATATTGGAACAATCTCAAAAGTTCCTGGAACTGACTATAAACCGTAAGGAGACAAGATATGGCATCGTATGCAACAGATGGTCAATTACCAAAAGACGTAAACGGCCTTCCTTCTGAAGGTGTATATGTCCCAAATATAGGAACTGTCGCACAACAAGGGGCACTTTTAGGAGCAGATACAGGTGGTCAACCATATGCATGTACGCTAGCTCAGTTAACGCAGTCTGCAGTAAGCTTACAAGACGGTTTAAAAGCAACATATGGCGCTACAATCTCAGCATTAGCTTCTGCCACTTCTGCGACAGATATCTTTACCATTATTGGTAGTGCTACGAAAACTGTAAGAATTACAAGATTAGAAATCTCAGGAGAGGCAACAACTGCTGTTTCTATTCAAGTTCAATTGCTAACAAGATCTACGGCAGATACAACAGGAACAAGCACAGCTCCTACTGTCGTTCCTTATGACAGTGCAAGCGCAGCAGGAACGGCAGTCGTAAAAGCGTATACTGCAAATCCAGGTGCTTTAGGTACTTTGGTAGGAGCTATTAAGAGCGATTTCCTTTACCTTTCTGCACCAGCAACTGCGACTGTAGGCGCAGAAAAACTTAACTTTGACTTTGGAAACAGACCCGCACAAGCAGTCGTACTTAGAGGTGTCGCCCAAACATTGGTTGTAAATCTAGGCGCGGTCACAGTCACGGGCGGATCGTTCGACATCAATATCGAATGGACAGAAGAGTAGTTAACGGGAGAAGAAATTCTCCCAAATTCAGGAGATAGAAATGGCAAACGATTGGAAGCCTCTAAATGAGAAAGATATGCCTTGCAATCAGGGCGTTTCAAATCCAGTGGGATCTTTACCCGGTTACACAATGCTTCCAGGAGCTAGATACTTAGGTGGCTTTCCTACTCCACCTTATCCTATTCCTATCGTAAAGCATACGTTTAATGGATTACCTGTCGATTTTGCAAAGTTAACGACTGATCATAAACCTTGACAGTATTCTTAAAAGAAGCGCGTCAACTATTAGAATCATCATTCATCGGAGTTGATATGGAAGAACTAGAAAAACGAGTACAGGCATTAGAAGAAGTTTCGCACTCTGATCACACAATTAACTCTGATGTTATTGCAAAAATTTGTGACTTAGCAGTTCAGAGAGTCATTGACCACTTTAAAATGCTCTTTCGCATTGGCGTGGCAATTAAAGATAAAGAAGAGCAGTAAAAATGGCTACTATTGTAAATATTGCAGACCCTACTACACCTTCAAATGTTGTTGCTGTCAATAGCTTAGGTCAGATAGCAATATCAAATTTTCCTTCTGTTCAGAGCGTTGTTGGTACCGTGAGTATTGCACAATTTCCTTCTGTTCAGGCTGTATCTGGGTCTGTCGATATTATTGATAGAGCTTCTAGATCGTTGGGACATGTTATTGTCGACAGCGGTGGATCTGGGACAAATACAGCTCCTGGCTATAGCATTATCCAAGATCCTAATTCAAATTCTCGTAAATTAGCAATAAACTCAGATGGAAGCATCAATATCACAATAACTGGAAATCAGTCAGCGCTTGCGTCAAATATTACGCAATTTGGTGGAGTTAGTCTTACAAATACAAATCCTATTCCTAATCAAGATATAGAGCAGGCGAATTATATTTCTGCTACGACACCGCCTTCTGTAACGAATATAGGTACAGATACGCTCTATACGTTCTCTAGTCAAGTGTCGAGAGTAATACTTCAAAATAATACGTCTGTGAATGTTAATTATGCTTTCGATGTAACATCTAGTGCAGGTTCACTCTTATTACTTCCTGGGAGTACACTCGTTTATCCTAAAAAGTGTACTGTTCTCCATCTATTTACCGCCGCAGCTCAGAATATTAATGGATCGTCAACTGGAAATATAGTTGTATTGGGGGCAAACTAAATGCCTGTGATACTTTATCAGCAACGTAATCCTATTGCTCTTAATGTTAAAGATTTTGGAGCAACCGGAAACGGAATAACAGACGATACAGCCGCTATTCAATCTGTGATAAATTTACTTCCTCCAACTGGTGGAGACGTCTATGCACCTCCAGGAAGATATAAATTGACGTCTTCTTTAACTGTTCCATCAACAGTCTTATCTGGATTTAGGTTCACAGGAGGAGGATGGGGAACAGTCTTATCTATCTCTAATGGCATGAATGACTATGCAATTAAGTTTTTAGAAGGATCCTCAGGCTTAAATGGAGCGCAAATAAGTCACTTAAAAATAGATGGTAACTGCACAAATCAAACAAGTGGAGGAGGCATTGATGCAAATGGAGCAACAAACTGTCTTTTCTTTAATATATGGGTTCACGCTCCATTTAATGACGGTATACATATTCATAATGGGACATTAGCGGGAGGATTTGGAGTCCAATCTTTTGTAACCAATTGCCTTTTCGATGCAGGAAATACAAGTTCAGGAAACGGAAGAGGACTTTCTTTAGACAATACAGACCAAATTATGGTTATGGGTAGTGTCTTTAGAGAAATGGGTGGAACATCAGGCTCAGATGCTGTATGCATTAGAGATAATAATGGCCTAGCCGCAGTTATAGGATGCATTTTCACAAATAATAATTCCGCAAATCAAGGTGGAGGAGGAATAAAGTCATATAGTAATTTCTTAAGAATTGTTGGAAATCAATTTGAAAGTCTAGCAGGTGGAAACGTTGTCTTGCTAGGAAATAAACATATTGTTGCGAATAATCAATTCCTTAATATAGGAAAAGGAGCAGGATCTGCAAATTCAGCAGCTGGAATTTATACTTCAAATAACCAGCATATTATAACTGGAAACTATTTTAATACAGACGGCACAGGAACAAACGGGACGCAGGCATTTATTTTCTTAGATAATAACACGTCAAATAGTATTGTCTCTCAAAATGTATTTGACACTTCTAATGGTGGATCTGGATTTCTTGTGATCAAATTAGGAACTGGAACGACAAACAAAATAGGCTTAAATTATGGTTGGACGACAGAAAATAGTGGGACAGCGTCAATAACAACAGGAAATACGTCAATAGCTGTTACGCATAATTTATCTGTGACGCCTACACTTCAGCAACTATTTATAACGCCTCAAACATCATTAGGAAGCGCAGCAACGTTTTGGGTCTCTAATGCCACAAGTACACAGTTCACAATTAACGTCAACGCAAATCCAGCTCAAACAGTAACGTTTGGTTGGAGAGCAGATACAGATTATTAAAAAAGAAAGGAGAAGAAAATGCCTAGTACGTATATATCACCTTTTGATTATGCTAGAAGCCCCTCAGGCTTAGAATTTACATCACTCTTTAGTAATATGCTAAGAATTGGTGGAAGTGGTGTTATAGCAGGAGCGACAACGATTACTATTCTTCCTCCTGGATTAAATGCTGTTGTAAATCCTTATGACAGAATATCTATTTTTGATGGCTTAAACTCAGAAGTTGTAAATGTGACAGTTACCGTAGATACTCTTGGAGTTCAATCTATTCAATGCTCTCCTTTACAATTTTCTCATGCTGTCGGTACGCCTATATGTGGAGATGGAGTGTTAGGAAGTCTCTCAGACACGATATTTTATGCTGGGACATGGCTAGAGACAATATGCAGACAATCTTTATGGGTGAGTACGTATACTAATGAGCAGTTAGCAATACCTACTATGAGGGCTTCTATCGATAATTTTTACTCTCTTCACTTTCGCCCTAGACATTGGCCGATACAATCGCTTACTTCTCTTTCTATTTTCGTAACGCCTGGTAACAGTATTGCATATGACCCTACTCAAGTCGTTATTGACTCAGATAAACAGATATGTTCTATGCCAAATATGCAACCGTTACCGTTAGCAGGATCTGGGCAGGCTCCTTATCCTATATGGAATGTCATTAGCAGATCCACAAATGCGACTGTCTTAATTCAGTATAATTCTGGGTTTACTGTCCTTCCAAATGACGTTGTCGAGGCCTCTATCTTACTTACAAGCGATATTCTTGCTGTGAGACAAAATCCAATAGGCGCTCCTGACTTATCTAGTGGCTCTAGGCATATAGGAGCTGCCTTAAGAGGAGACAACTCTGGAGATAGTCTTTTAGCTAAAAGAGCGAAGAAAATCTTAGATAATTATACAGTTCAGTCGTTTTAAAGAAGAAAAAACTATGAGCGAAGACGTTAGAGCGAACATTGCACGATACGGAGTAGCACTTCCTATCGTAAAAAGTGCAATATTTCAGTTAGACAAAATAAGTTCTTCTGAGGCTGCGACGTATCAAGGCTCTGACCCTCACTTTACATATAAGGCTTTCACTGTTATGATTCCTCTTATTAATCCACAATATATTCAATTTAGAGATTATCTTATAGATCAAGATATTATCGATGTCTTAACTGGGCAACTAAGAAGATTTCTTATTGTGAATGAACCTGAAATTCATGTAATGGATGGTCATTGGCAATTTGTATGCACGAAAGTAAGAGGAACATAATGATCGACTTGTCAATAGATCGAGCTTCACTTTCTGCAATAAAAAAACTAGAAAAAGTTGAGATTTTCCTAGCTACTGAACTATCTTCAGGAATACAAAAATTAGGATCTTCAGTTCAGCAATCTGCAGTCTCTAATACGTGGTCAGCGTTTATGAACCCTACAGGCGAGCTTGCAAATTCGCTTTTATTGACGTCTAATGGTCCTCTCTCATTGAGTTTAGGCTCTGATTTGCCATATGAAAGAAGATTAGAACTTGGATTCTCAGGTACAGATAGTATGGGGAGAACATATGATGAGAAGGCAGAACCGTATTTATCTCCTGCCGTTGACAGCAATATAGATACTGCAGAAAAAGATATGGAAAATTCTGTCTTAGCTGCATTCTTAAAAATGGGAATTGGCATATGAGTAATAGCCCAAATACGCCTGCAATAATGACGGCAATACAAGTATTTATGCAAGCAATAACTTGGGGAAATAATCAACGATTTACTCTCGTTCAAGTAGAAGAGATAAAAGATGTGACGAACTTGGTTGCGACAGGTGGAGCATGCTTAGAAATATATGGCACATCTGATGACAGTCAGCATTTTACATTTGGAGGAAAAATAAGGGATGACCAATCGTTTCTTCTTATGGCATTAGTGAGTAAAGACACGGTAGCGTATGCACAGCAAATTTATGCCATTAGAGACTCTCTAGTCGTTCCTTTCCAAACGCATGCGACATTAAATAATGCAGGAACTGTTTTTCATTCTCAAGTAAAGCCAGGAAGCGGTGCGTATATCGATGTAAGAAGAAATCAGCAATGGTTAAGAGGATATAGAGTTCAAATATCTACGAAACAAGAGTGGAATGTCATAACTCCACCGGGCGTTATCTCATGACATGCATGGAGAAGTCTCATGGTTAAAACATATAGATTTAATGAGTCTGGTACAATACCTGGTATTCCAGGTATATGGTCACCAGGCCATATTGTAACTATAGACGATGAAACGTTTTCAATACTAAACGTTGAAAACGTCATCAAAGTAGAGGAAGTAAAAAAGCCTCTTTCTTCAAAAACAAAAGATCAAAAGATAGGAGAGTAAAATGCCTATTACAGCGACAGCGGCAAAAGGTGTAGTCAATATAGCTATGGAATTAGTTGCAGGAGAAATACTTCTCTTAGCGACAACACCTGTTATTGCGACAGTTACTGGTATTGCAGCTCCAACGAGTACTTCAGGTATGAGATTTCATATAAGAATTACTAATTGGTCAACATCAGGGACATTAACAGTTACGGGAACAGGAAGCCCTAGCAACACAGAGACAGTGACAGTTGCTGCCCCTACTGCTCAGCAAACTCAATCTGCTCAAATGGCAACATACGATCTAGTGACTGTCAATGCATATACTGCAATTACGAATATTACAACGACAGGAATGACAAATGGGCTTATAACAGTATGGGGGATACAGGCTGGCAAATTTCAACTCCCTTCTGTTATGAAATCTAAAAGAAAGCCTAAAGTTTACTCTCCTAACGAGCATAATGCACTTATCGAACGAGATAAGAAAATTGTGCAATTGACAAATGAAACAACGATTGACGAAGTAAAGCAAGACGTCTACGGCGACTTATCTCTTTGGTGGCCATATATGATGATGGGAGCGCCTACAACGACCGCATCTCTTCCTTCTTCACCAACGTCTCTCTTTGCAGCAACAGCGCTCTCAGGAACACAAACACTCACAACTCAGCCAACAGCACCTGGCATGAAACTAATACTTACGATTACGTCATTTACAGTTGCTGGAACTGTTACGATTAACGGAACCTCATATGGCGCAGCGACATCGGAAGCAATATCTGTCACAGCAGCAGGAACATATTACTCTAGTAATGTTTACTCTGCGGTGACGAATATAACGAATGTAACGACAGCTGCAACAATGGCAGTCACGGGAGTCTTTGGCTGGCAATACA